CGTGTTTAGTCGGATTAGCTAAGACATCTTTCATGGTCGCGTAGTCCATGGACAAAGCCCAAGTAACTATTCCACTCATCTCTGGCACAAAAGCACCTTCAATGTGGTCATCAAATACGCTGATAAGTTCTTTTCGCAAACTGGGTTCCACAACCTTATCCATCACAATCGTCAGGCGACGGCGTTCTAGGCCGCTGCTGGAATCGTTAGAGGTGATGTGTTCGTTACTAGCGATGCAGACTAAACACTCAGGTTTGAAGCTGATTATTTCTTTGCCATACTTGCGTTCAGCTCGCAATGTATCAGAAGCTGAGGTTAGCTTCTTCAACACGTCCATACGTCGGTTGTAATTAGATTCGTCGGTAAGGAGTAAGAGTTTCTTACCAATCAGGTTGTAGCTCTCAAACTTGTTTGTTTCTATGACTTCCAAACTCGACGTGTGGGTACCGTGGAAACCAGCAAGAGCAACCATAAGCTGCTGCATAGTTGACTTACCGGTACCTCCAGGACCCACTAAGTGCAAAAACCGCTCACCAGCTGTGTAGCCGGTTAATAAAGCACGAGCAAAAGCTTGAATCAGAACGTCTTGACCTTTGTCTAAAGCAGATGTAATCCAACGCATAAACTCCGGGCATTGAGCTTTTGCGTTGTATTCATAAGGAAGCTTGTGACGCAAATAAAGTTCTTTGTGCTGTCCGGGTTCAAACTCCAGCGTGGTCGTATCAAGCACGCCGTTCTTAAATGGAATATATCCCCGAGATTTTGTCCAAATGCTTCGCCGACCACCGTCTGCTGATTTAAGCAATTTTGCTTTAAGAATTGAAAATACGCTATTTATCATCGCGGCGTTGTACTTAGCAAGCACGCCAGCAATCACAAACGAATCTAACGCTTTTACAATGCGACGCTTGATGTGCTGTTCGTCTTGATGATACCAGATATCCTGATCATCATCGTAATGATAGAACTGATCTAAATAACTGTCGTATATAAATTTATCACCTTGGTTAGTGACGATAATGTCAGCTACGTCATTTTCAGAAAATTCACGATTGCGTGAACCGTTCTGTAGGTTTACTAGCTGTGTTGGAGTTGATGGTGTGTTCATGTCTTTTGTTTTAGTTTGAGATTTTGATGTGATGTCCTCAGGCTCAGAGGAGCTGAGTTCAAATTCAGACATGTCGAGTACAGCGTTTATTGCTGTTTCTCGCTTTGCTTGCTCAAGAGCTGATTTGACCTCATCAGAGGCGTGGGTGTCGAAAACAGATCGACTGATGCGCCGTATTTTTTTCCAAGTACCAAGCTCTCCAAGCTCAGACGCTAGCGAGACAGCTGGTTGCAGCTCTTCTGGGTTCCTGATGGAATTCAGGATACGGTCGAACTTGCCATCGATGTCGTGCGGGTAACCATAGATATTATAGAACGCATCCTGTGCCAAGGTCAACGGTGATGTGCACAGAGCTATATCATTTGCGTTGCACCAATTAGCCCATCCTATAAGCTCTTTAAATACGGCAGCCATGGTTGAGCTCCGGTCGCCCACCTCTTCGCCGTCGAGCACAGACCGAACTGTGTTCGAGACAAGGCGACCTAAGTCCATCCCGTTCTGTCGAACGGTAGCTTGGTTCAAACAATCACAGGGATCCTCACCCGAATCTGTTTCATCAGGAGGCAACGCCGCGAAAGCTCGAATCGCTTCATTGATTTTTTCACTAGGTATAAACCGACCTGGCTGCGCGAAGATATCTTTGCCCCTTCGTGGCCCATAAAACAGGTTTGGGACTGTAGTTGCTCGGATATCAGAGCCGGGAATCTGAGCATAAATTTGCTTACAGAACCACTGATAGAAACTTGGATTAAGAACCGGTGTTTCCAGACCGAAAACCAGTCGGAATCGAGGCCAACCATCCTTCGTTGACGGAGAGTAATACCCGAGAGTTAAGTACTTTTTACAAATTTCTAACTCAAGAGCTTGATCTACAGTCAGCTCTTGCTTTTGAACTTTGTTTCCGTTCTCGTCTTTATAGTCAGCTTGGTTATCAATATCAACAATGATTAAACCAGCTTTTATGACGCCGGTGGAGTTCTTTTGACGCTTACCATCTTGTAGATGCCATGCACACAGACCCGCCTGCTTAGCGAGAATTTTAGAAAGCTCAGTTGTATCAATCTCAACTGAGTCCCAACCTGAGTTGAACGCGCTGAAGTTTCCACCAGTAGCGATCTTGCCCTGCTCGGGGTCGAGGTGCGGGACAACCCCGAGGTTTACAGAGCAAATGAACTTCATGGGATGTGTCTGAGCGTCTCTAGTATGGCCTGAATTTGGCCGAACAGACCCGAAGAAAAGGTGAAGAACCCTCTCCGCGACGGCTGGCTGGTGGGTTTGATTCTACGCTGCTGGGTTCAAGTCGTAGTACTGTTTTACAACTTGGAACCAACTTTCTTCGTCTTTTTCTACTTCATCTGGACCAAAAGTAAATATCTGAGTATTGAATTCTTTAATTGCTGTCGTGACAATAATTTGAGTTTTCACAATTTTAATACCTAGACAAGCTTCAGCGGCTGCTTTATACGCAGCTAATTGAAGTCGTGTCTTTTTGGTTTTAAAAACACCCGAAATTAAAGCTTTTTTTGTTCGCTCATCTATCTTTAAATTCTTGTTGGGGAAACGAGCAGCGTAAGGTCCGTTGCTGGTCTTGAAGTCAGCAAGAACAATCTCTGCATTTGAGTTCATATAAATAAGATCACAGCATCCTGCGTAACCGTGACCTGTTTTTTCGTCGTAATAGTGAATTCGACCTACTCCGTCATCTCCTACGTACTTAGACCAGCGTGGTTGATTAAACGGCTTTTCCGACCATAAAACTCGCCCACCCTCTAACAAGTTATCTAATAGTTCTGGAACACCATCCCAATAAGGTTTGTACTGTTCAGAAGGAATTACCCGAAGTCCTCTCAGATAATCTTCAACACTGTTGTGAATCCAAGTGCCTCTCGTTGCGGCAGCATCAGCTGCGCCTGGATTCATCAAATTCCAGGCTGCTAACTTTTTGCGTGTCGTTTCAGTCTGAGTAGCACTCAGAATAGATGTAACGGAAGGGAGTGGTTTAGGTACACCATTGCAGATGTAGTGCCTTAATCCGTTAACTGTTACTCGGGTATCGGACACAATATTCGTGTCAATTCATATTCAGCTTAGAACGAACTAGAGGCAAAGTTACCTTCGTCTTCATCGTCTTCGTCTTCTTCTTCGTCATTGTCGATGAAGAATTCTTGTTTTTGATACTGATATTCTCGATTACGTTGCTCTAGCTCTGACATCAAGCAGAGAGCTGCTGAGAAACCTTCAATTGTAATGTCGGCACATTCTTCAGGCCCACGTGGCTTTCCTTCGTAATCCACGCACTCAGTCAACAACTGATGGCTTACGAGTAATGCACTAATCTTATCTAGCTTGATGTTTTGTTCTTTCTGCAGCTCAATCAATTGATCTAGCTGCTTGAATAAACGCTTACTCACAGCTTAAGGTCTTGCGGGCGGTGCCAGCCTACTTCGAAATCAATTTGTGTATTGACGGTAGCTGCACCTGGTTTTTGAAAAATAAACCACGCTGAGGTTACAGGATCTTTTGCAGTTGTACCGTCCGCACGAAATGATGGCCTTGGTGAGAGGATCTTAATGTTTGTCAAGGAAGAATCCTGTAAGAAATCTTCGCGAGCTCTTGTGGGCTCTAGAAACGTTAATCGATCTAGGATGCACACACCTTTTCTTGCTGCTTGTAGCCCACATTCTGTTATCCATTTTGTGTAGTCCTTCATGCCCTGCGTGATTGCCACAACCCAGTCAACTTGATTTTTGTGAGTAGACCACCAGGCAAGGTCTACTAGGTTTTCCTCTAAGTCGTTTGTAATGATGTCGTTGAGCCCTGCTGCTCTCATTTGTTTTTCTAGCTGTCCCTTGAGGTCGCAGGGTAAGAGAACCACACCATCGATCAACTTCGAATTGCCGATAGGATCGAAGATATATCGCGGGACGTGGTAAAAACTTGACATGTCTAAAGAACTCCTTGATAAGCTGCGCTCACACTTAACGCTTGAGCAGGATTTCACACACCGTGCCTTTATGGACGGTATGGAAAAATTGAGTCAGCAAGAGGCACGGGAGCTGCTGGGAATTATATACGCCAATTATCAGATACGCGGCCGAATACTCGAAAACATCATCAAATACTGTGTCGCGTACGGAGTGGATCTACCTTCCTTTGGTGATCTACTCGACATGTAGCCACAAAAAAAGGACGCCTGGGAAGCGTCCTTTGAGGTGAACAATCCAGGAGAAGCTTAGCTTAGAAATCCAAACCAGCGGCTTGCAGCGCGGCTTTCTGCTCTTCAGTCAACTCCTTTTTGGTAGTTGCCTTCTTTGCAGCAGGCGGCTCAGGAGCTTCCTCAGCTTTAGCACCGGGGACACCAGCACCAGCCGGCAGAGCTGACAGACCAGCAGGAGCCGTCCCCTCTAAACGCTTCGGGTTGGCTTCGATGAAAGCTTCTTTAATCGCTGCGTGGTCTTCTCCCAAAGGTAACTCAACCAAATGAGCACCGGAGATAGTACTGCGTAAAGCAGATGCCACCAGATCTCCTGAACCAGAGTCGAGCCACGCACTGATGTCTTCGATGAGCTTTTTCTCCTCATCTGTTTGAGCAGGCCGATCTCGAAACTCTAGAACGTTGTAGTTGATCTTCGCACCGTCTGCGCCAGTCATTGGATCCCGTTCGTTAAAAGATTTTTGAACGAACTTAGTTTCCGTAATAACTTCGCCTACGTTAATACGATTGTTGTATAGCGTCTGGAAGTACGAGATGAAGTTCCTTTGAGACGATTTACCACTGATGATGCTAGTGCATACGCAGCGAGGTGGGAGCAAACGATGATTAGGTGAAACACCAATGTAAGCAATGCGAATGAACTCCTCATGGTTTCGCATACCGAGGTTGCCGAAATACGGCGTGAAACCAAGAAGGATGAACGAAATCGGAATCCCATTACCGTTGCTGTCGACGATCGCCGCCTCACTGTCAGTATCGGATTTCCAATAGCGCGATTGAAGATCGATGCGGAGAGTGTGCGGCGGAATCTGACAGAGGATTTCATCAGCCGAAAATTTACCAGCAATAAAAACCATGACCGTAGATCAAAGAGAGAAGTCCAGTGAACCGAGAGCAGCCGTAGATACTTTTCCTTTATCGGGATCAGCAGCCTTGGCGGGCGCAGACTTTTTGCTGCGTGGGAGGTAGAGAACTTTCTCCACTCCGTAATTAAGATACTTACGATCTTCCTTTTCGCTAGTGCTGACCCGACCTACAGCGATGGTCGGTGTGCCTGGAGCAAGATCAGCCAGTTGAGCAGACAGGGAATCCCAGGCTGTCAACTTGAACCAAGAGGTTTCACCTTTTTCGTCTTGCCACGCGAGCGAACGATTGGTAACGGTGTTATCTCCCAGCTGAGTCTCTTCAGTCACAGGACCCAAGCCACCCGTGGACACAAACAAATTGACAGCTAGGAGGTCGTCCCAGTTTTTATCTGTGACTACCAGCATTGGCTGCATTTGAAGCACTCCATCGGGAGTAGCTTTTGTCGGACCAACAGCGAATACTGTTTGTTTTTCTTCAAGTGTTTTGAGGATTTTACCTACGTAGTGATCCTCTTTCATTGAGAGCTGAACCTTGGTAGCGATGCGACGATCGCTTGAAGGCAAAGACTCAGCTAAGACGTGTGCGACTTTGTTTTCGTCAATGTCTGCTGCATCGGTGATGCGCAGGCCCAGCATGAAAATGTTCACGGTTTAACGTTCGGTAAATCGTTGAGCGGTGTACCTTGAGTGCCTTGGCGATCTCCCGTACAGGGACGCCTTGGCTGGAAAATGCTAGTACCAAATTGACGTCCGCGTCCCCGAGCTTGGACGCCTTCATTTTCTTGTAAGAATTGTGGTAAGGGTTTACACACAACGAATCACCGCACGCAGGTTTGACACAATCGTCTTTATTTATTTCTAAATAATCTAATATCATAGGTCGTACATAGTATTTTTTGCCTAGTGCGTACACGACTGGAGAGTTGTTACATAGTCTGCCTTCCCACTTGTAGCAATCAATGTGGCTGAAGTCGCTATGAGCTAATCGTTTAAATAGAAGAGCTAGACTGCTTTCTTGTATGCTCTTGTAAGACAGAGAAAATGTACTTACTTGTAATGCTCTTGCAATATCAGCCGCCTGCGCCTGAGCGTGGTTTGAATCATTGGCTGATATAGCGAGCTCTAAAGTCTTCTTGTCTTTCTGTATGACTAAGCAATAGTCAGTAGACGTCATTAGGCTGGAACTCTGCTGCTTCGATGATACGCTTTCTGTCTTCTTCGTTCGCAGCAAAAACGGGGTACAGCCCAAGCCACACCCCGAACGGTCCTTGAAGTAAACGCTTTAAAAGTTTCACTTGTGTTGAGCAGCTACATTGATAGCGTAGCTGCTTATTTTCTTTTGACCTATCAGAGTCCGAGGAAGGAAGCAGCACCGCCCCCGATCGTGGGAGAGCGGCGAGCAATTTCTCGCATTTGTTCTCTAGAAACGCCTTGCGCTTGCAGAGCTTCAACGTCCTTCATACCAAAACCAGTACCACCAGCGGATGCCGGGTCGTAGGCGCGAGCCACTGATTCAGTCCGCTGCTGCTCCGTGGGCGTATAACCCAAAGCTGCTGCAGCACCACCCCCGACCATAGGAGCATTTGCAGCAAGACGCTTCAGAGTTGTGTCGTCTACTCCTTGTGAACGCAGAGCTTCAACATCCTTCATGCCGAAACCAGCGGCGCCGTACTGACTGAAGTCAAACACGCCTGGAGTGGTGCTGACATAACCTTTAATACCAAGTGCCTCTTGTGCACCAGGTCCGATGTTGTACAGATTGTTGCGTTGGCTTTCCACCCAGTCTTTGATGCTGCCCATGCTGTAACCAGCATCCAGCGCAGCCGTCAAATCTTTGAGACCAAAACCTTTGTTACCGATTTCTGGGACGCTTGCGCCGCCTACATAACCGTAGAATTTTTTCTCAGGAGCTACCTTAGGTTCTTCCTTTTGTGCCTGTGGCTGCGTTTGAGTCTGAGTCTGAGATACGTTTACGGCACTGCTTAACTCAGGAGCTAACTTAAACTCGGTAGTGCGAGCCGGCTCGGAAGGCTGCTTAAAAGTTAAGGTTCCTGGACTCCTTCCTTTTAATTGAGAGGTTACCTTAAAGCTTGGGACTAACCCTTCGAAACCAGTGGCTGTGCCCTCAGTTCCTTCATCATCAAACAAACCAGCTAAATCTAGTCCGAATTTAGCGCCAGCCTTCCTGATGCCTTCGAACGCACTGGAGCTAGTTGGAGTAGCAGTCATGTTACAGGAGGCTGAGCGCGACTAATCCTTATGCTCAGTATAAAGCACTCAAAAAGCAAAAGTTACGCCAGACCTAAGCTCTTTAGTACTTCCGGGTCTATTTGAGTTGTCTGCTGAGTAGGTGAGGTGGCAAAAACAGAGGAGGGTTTTTCTGAGGATTCAGCAGACTTCGAGAGACTCCGTGTGGGCTGCTCAAATGTTTTGAACCCAGCGAAAAGAGGAGCAGCTTTCCTTTCGTTTGTGACTTCGAAAGTTTTGAATCCTGTAAATGGTGTTACAGCTTGAGCTCCACCATAAGATCTTGCTGGACCTAGTTCCGCTGGTTTTTCAGAACTCGCAGAACCTTTTTTTATAGTTTTTAAATCAGGGAAGTAACTGAACAACGAAGAATCTTTATCTTCTCCAGGAGCTACTAAAGGGATCCCAAAAAAATCTCCTGCAAACCGGGTTGCCATATGTGTTTAATCCTTTGAATACATTTTACTTATTTTCTATGAAGAATCTCTTGAGGTCGAACCCTGGACCTACTACCCCCTTCAGCACACGCATCGTGTTCTTTGCTTTCTCGTGGCACGTGAAGTAAAGGGCTTTATCTTTATTTGAAGTGTAGCTTACAAGGTTTCGTCTCTCTGTATCCAGACAGTCACTAACATACATAGAATCTTTTATAATAACCCACACCTCTTGGAAACGAAGGAGAGGCATTGCCTTTGTCTCGTCGAGTGTGTACAGTCTCGACTTAAAGACTACCTTTTTATTGGTTTTTTTGACTACACATTTCTTAGTTTCTTCTGTCTTTTTTTTGGTTTCTTTACATTCCTGAGTTTTCGGTGTCTCCAGTAGGCGTTTTAAGTTACGAGCTTTGTTAGCAGCTTCGAGAGCGCTTTGATATACAACTTCTGTAAAGCATACTCCGCTCGCTAAACGTACACAACCTACGTAGCCTTCCTCAGTCTTTGCTGTAAATACTTCCTTATCCTTTACCGCAGACAAGTTAAGTATTTCAACAGAGGTTACTGTCTTTTTCTTTTTATGTTTTTTAGGGCTCTCTTTGGCTTGCGTTTCTTCAACCTCAGGCATAACCGGCTGTGAAGCCTCGTGGATACGCAGGCGACCTTGCTCGTGCTCAGTCGGTGTTTTTAAATGGTCCCAGAGGACTGAGGCGTAGTGCCTCCGATCGCCTCGCTTATTAGTCTTGATAAAAGTTTCTTTTACAGTTCCTGTACGTAGTTTTAACGTATAGTCTGCCACAGTTTCTTTTATTTTTTTATCGGCAAACGGGCTTACACAGGTGATGCTTTTGTTGTTCTCAGTAACTCGATCACCCACCTTAAATTTGCTGGGTGTTGGTGTTTGTTTTTTGGTGCTCATGATTACTTCTCTGACCAGGTTTCTCCGTGTGTAGCGTCTGCTTTCGCAGGCACTTCTTTCAAGATTGTTTCGGCAGCCTCTGTCATACAGCGTTCAAGGATTTCTTTGTAATACTCAACTTTTTCGTCGACCGCTTCGAGGACAATTTCATCATGCACACAAGCAACTAGGTGAGCCTCTTCCCCCAGATAGGGGTTCAGCTTGGCCAAAGACAGCTTAAGGATATCAGCACCAGCCCCTTGTATCAGCGTATTGGCACACGCAGTCATAGTCGCGTCGCTGTAGGAAAGCAGACGTCGTCTTCCTAGTGGGGTACGGACATAAGTCCAGCCGTCTTCCACCATCGCGGCTCGCTCTCTGTGCCACTGACGCAACCGTGGGTAGGCATTATGAAACGCCATGTGAGCTACTTTTGCTTCTGATAGCGAGATGATCTTTCCAGACTGCGCTGCGTATGTTTTGTATTTTCTGAATCCCATACCGTATAAGAGGGCGAAGTTAAGTGTTTTACCTTCTTGCCTCTGATGCTTTTGAACCTCTTCTAGAGGGATTCTGTAGATAAGACTGGCTGTAACGGTATGAAGATCGTGCCCCTGTTTAAACGCTTCGATCATCTGAGGTATGCCAATTAGCTCAGCACCAAGACGAAGTTCGATCTGACTGAAATCACAGATAATCAATTTATGACCAGGCGTGGCTACGAAACACTCTCTGAATTCCTTGTCCCTTGGTATTTGTTGAGCATTGATAGCAAACTGATTTTTAATTTTTTTAGCGCTAGTTTTCTTTGCTCCACTTGACGTAAATCGGCCTGAGTTAGCCCCGTACTGGTTGTACCCAGAGTGGATACGATGTGTGATTGGGTTTATGTTTGCTATTAACTTTTCTACGTGCTCTAGTTTAGTTTCAATTTTTGTACGTTTACGGTATAGATTCAGTAACGGGTCGTCACTATCGAACTCCGCGAGCTGGATCTGATTAACTGTTGTCTTTCCTGTTGCTGGATTTGTTGGAAGTGCAACGCCAAGTGCTTCGAAACATCGGACGCACTGCACACCTGACCCAGGATTAAATTCCTTTCGAAGGTTTTTTCCAATTGCCAGAGAGCCATCGGTTTTTCGTGGGAGTTTTAACTCTGGAGGTAGGGCCTCGTCGAGCTTGGTGCAAAACTCTAGCGTAATTTGATCGAGTTTATCCTGGATGGTTTGCCGTAGGGAGGTTAGTTTACTAACATCGACGTTGAATCCTTTGTAACACATGAGCGCCACAGGGCGAACGCACTTGGATTCAAGAGAATAAACATCTAGTAATGCTTCTTCAGCTAGCTCCTTAAGTTGATCTGCTGCAATTTTTGGTAGCAAATCGACGTCCGTGGCAGCGTACTCAATCTGCTCAATGTTTAATTCTTCTTTACTCCAGTCAGAAACCTGTTGTTCTTTGCTTATTTCTATCTCAAGCCGACGCTCAACAACTGCTTTAAGCGAGCAGCTGACGTCATCAAAGTAAGGCTTCTGGAGTTTGGGTGATGTTTTCTTTTCTTTAAAACCAGCTCGCAAGCAGCGCTCAGCTATGTACGTATCAAATACCTTGCCTTTGTAATCTATACCCAGTGATAAGAGAAACTGAAAATCAAAATTTAAGTTATGCCCAAGTATCATCTCTCGGCTTTCAATTAGTTGTTTTAACTCGTTAGTTATATTGATTTTGAATAGGTCTAAAACATATACAGTTCTATTCGTTTCTTTTACATCCGTAGTACATAGCTGCAGTAACCTAGCTTTCGCTACGTGGGAGTCAAGCCCCGTAGTTTCAAAGTCAAGGCAAAGCTTCGGAATTTGCTGTAGTTCCGAAATTGCTTGCTCAAACTGAGCGTTTGTAACTACGTAGAAGATTTTCATGGGTTTAAAAAAGGGCGCCTTGCGACGCCCTTGCAGTTCAGTGGGAGCCTTGCTCAGGCAGCGTAGGAGTTTCGCTCGCGAATCCGAGTGCTCCAGCGGCGGCTGATGAAGTCGTTGATGTCACCCCAGGAGTGAGCAACTTTTTGACCCATGGCAGTTGGAGACACAGCATAGACCAGTCGGCGAAGCTGCTTGCTGTTTTCGTCAAGCTCTTTATCCTTGCTACCAAATTCGATAATCTCCTTCAGCTCAATGAGGCCCCATTCTTTGAGCAGCTGAGCACCGTCCCGCACGGCTGTGTACATAGGCGAGGCGTGGTACGCAGCGCTACGAGGGACGTTGGGACCTTGGTTGAGCGTCCGATAGTGGCCCTCACCGTCCTTACAGAAGCCCATGAAGCACTGTGAGTCTGGGCTAACCGTTCCTCGGTATGCCATCGAGTTAACGCAGCTCGTGGCGACCTGACGGAGCGTGCGACTGTTGCCGTCCGATACACCATCCAGGATCATCGCTGCCCCGATGGCTTTCAGGCTTCCCATCTTGCAAAGCGCTTCAATCGCTTCATCCGGCTGGGTGATTACTTTGTTCGGTTCGATTCGAGAAATTCGATTCGCATCACTCCTGTTGTAAGTGCGCTTCTTGGGAGTTTCGATTCCCTCAATGGCGAAACGGGCAGCCAAGGAAGCCAGCGTGGGGTTTTTCGTTTCCACGCTGATCGAGAACAGCTTTTTGGCATCAATCATTGCAGGATCGATGTGCTCAGCAATGTCAACGACGATTGCTTGCTCGCGTCCGGCTGCGTTAAGCAGAGCCTTTGCTTCGGTGTTGTCGAGTGTGGTTTCTCCGATCTTGAACTTGAAGTTCATGTAATGGTGGAGCGGGACAGGTGGAGATTATCGTTTCCATTGCTTGGGTTCAAGAAGGCTACAGACTTTCTTAAGGATTTTGTTGTTTTGGTTTTTTATCGAGCACAAAGCTTACTAAGTCCATGGTTTCATACCATTCCATAAGATCATCCACAATCTGCATGGCCATCAAATCAAAGTCATATTCACTAAGCATGAGCTCCATTTCAACATCAGCTCGGTTTCCTAACTTTTTCACGCCATAATTCTTTTTAAGAAAGTCACTTAGTAATAAACAATGCTCTACAACTTTCTTATCTACGAGTCTCGTGACATTTATCAGTTCATTCTCTTCGACGTAGAGGATAGCTGCCTCACGGAACCTAAACAAGTCAGGAATCCCCTCGCAAACAAGATCGTGATAGGTGTCGTATAACTTGCCGGCTAACCAATCTTCCAGCTCAAATCGTTCTGTCGACGGACAATACTCAGCTTCGAGTCTTCGGATCGCAGCTACTTCTGCTCGTCTATTCATTTAAGGGGCAGCGGCTGCCCCTCAATCTATTCGGAATGTTTGAGGCTTCAACCTTACCGTAGAGCATCTTGAAACAGTTCAGCACTACCAGGATCGTCTGTAGGGTCCACAGTGTGCACGTAATCACTGAATTGTTTGAGAACACTCGATCTCCTACCGATACAGAAGCTGCTCCACTGCACACCATTTTCCTGTTTGAAAGTGTTCAGACGGCGGATGAACGGATCTGACACTTCAGCACTCCCGTCAGTAATCATCAAAATGTCGGCTTTATCGACGTAGTTGATCTTGTTCAAAGCGTGGTCTATAACTGAGCAGAAAGAAGTACCACCACGCGTTGTCCAACTGAGAACGAAGTTAAGAAGGCGATCGTTATCGCTGCGGTTTTTATCAAGATGGATACTTTTTTGAATAACTGTGTCGAACAGGTGGATGTGAGTGGCTCGATTCTGCTTAAGGCACTCTTCGGCTACTACATACGCGATTGCTTTAGACCACAGCTCTGACTCACCGGCCATCGATCCACTGATGTCGATATACAAGACAACAGGACCTTTATCCAGTTCCTTGATCCTGGCCTCGTAATCCTTTGTCAATAGTGTTTTCTGACTGTATTTCAGAGCAAATAGAGCCCTACCGTGTTCCGTGGCGGCGAGAGCAATCTCAGCAGGGAACGCCTTGATCACTTCATCAGAGAATTTAGCTCCGACAATGTCGCTGTAGCTAGAACGAGATTTGCGTGCACGCTTGCGGTCAGCCCACGCTTGTCTGAGCGCTCCGAGTCTCCGTACAAGCTCACGCAACCCAGGGTTAGCTGAGAGTTTGCGAGCGAGATTCCGCTTCTGATCCAGGTCGTTGAGAGCAATACCCTTACCTGCCTCAGAGCCAGCTAACTGACTCATGGCTTCTTTAACGTCTTGAGCACTCTGGTGAGCACGGTCGACTGCTTTGTCAACATGAGGTTGCATGTTTTCTGCAGCTTCCTGCATCGCCTGCTCGATTTGCTGACCGAGCTCCTTGCCTTTCTGACGAAGCTCTGCAGCTTTGGCGAGGTTTCCTTCAGCCTTTGCCTGCATGAACTGTTCACGAATGTCTTGCAGTTCCTGACCTGCACCAGCGAGCATTTGAGCATCGATAAAGCCCTGCTCAATCTGCTTTTCGATTATTTCGCTTAGCTCGTTCAGTACGTTAATGGCGTTATTGCCTGCGGTGAACTGATCGCCGACCGACAAAGCAACCAAGCGTGGCCAGGAAGGAGATTCACAAATCTGAATGAACAAGCTCACCCAGAAGGCAGACTCTGGCTTGTAGTTTTTAGGAAGGTCAGGGTTCTCTCCGTTCTGCTTAGCTCGGAAGTACGTTTCTGCCTCCTCTAAAGTGATGACCGTAGTTACCTGGCCGCCGTTGTAAAGGAAGTCAAATAGCTCCTTTCCAAAGCGTGAGAGCTGATGGATGTTGTAGCGATCTTCAATGTACTTAACTATGGGACGGGCGTCGCGGATGAAGTCATCCCACAGAAAATCAGACAGCGCTGAGACTGCGAGTACAAGGGGATCGTTGTTTACAAGGCGGAGGAACTCGGTGTTGGTTTTCATGAGGAGATGTTTGAGATGGAATTAGCGACTGATTGCGATGAGGATTCGATTGCCTGAGCGAGCTTTGTTGCTGTTTGACGAGCGTGAGCTGAGATTCGATACTGACCAGACTCAAGGATGTTGTCTAACTTGTTGTTAAGTGTGTCAAGGTCTCTGTGCATTTTGCGGAGCTTGCCGACAAGACGGTTGAGATCGTCGACACTTTTAGACTCTTGAGCATGGACAGCGTGGTATTCCGTAAGGATCCCGCTATGCGCCCGCTTGATACTTTCAAGAAGCTTCTCAGCAGTAGGCACTACTTGCTCTAAAACATCTTTGATTGCTTGTACGTCATCTGTTGTTTGATAGACGATGTGAACCAAGGAGCGATGTAGATGTTCGGGATACAACTCCTCATCACCCTGAACGATTGCCCAGCCGCGCAGAAACTTGAGGATTTGAACGCGGCGACGATCGCTGATCGTGATGCCTCGGGTTGCGAGCAGATCGATCACTTGAGTGAAGGAATCGAGAAACTCATCACTCGCCTGAATAGACGTAACTTCATGCTGAAGTGTTTGCAGGTCGTCAAAGCTAAGCTCTGACTCCACGGTCGGGCGCTGCTTGATCCCTAAAGCCCAGGCATCGAGTTGACGTTTAGATGCTGGTTTCTTCAGAAGATCCACTGTGGGCCTGAAGAGAAATCGATCACAGAAAGCCTGAAGCGATTCTTCCTGAGGGAAGCTGTTGGTTGCTGCAACGATGGATTGGATTGGGGTTTCAATCACATCGCGACCATTGTTGAACGTCCGTTCGTTGAGGATCGTGAGAAGCGAGTTGAGAACGGCGGAGCTTCCACGGAACAACTCATCCAGGAAAGCAATGTTTGCACTGGGTAAATACCCATTAACGTCACGAACATACTCATCTTTGAGGAGCTTCGAGACTGCGACAGGACCGAACAGTTCAGAAGGATCCGTTGTCGGTGAGAGAAGATAACCAAAGAACTGAGATCCTTTAAAGCCGTTCGATACTGCTCGAACCAATTCAGACTTACCGGTTCCAGGCAGGCCGAAAAGGAAACTGTTCTGCTTAGTAATCAGGGAAGCGAGCAACCCGTCGATAACATCTTCACGCTCAAGAAAAGCAGTGTTGAGGTTGGAGCGGAAGTTCTGAAGCTGAGCAAAGAGTTTGTCGTTCATTAGTCGAAGATGGTGATGACGTAGTTGAGAAGTTTCTTGAAGCGATCTCGCTTGCGAGATCTATAGCCTTTGCTAAGACTCTTGTTAATTCGAAGGAGAACAAGATCTTTTAGCTTGAGTTCAGAAGTCAAGATCATCCGTCGTCTCCGCCTCTATCGCTTTAACCTCATCGATCAAATCATCCAGACCCACGGCTTGAGCTTTAACAAGTTCAAGGCGCTGATCAAACAAGGTTTGCAAATGTTTAGACCGCTGCTGATAGACATCCTTCTCGATCTGTAGTTCGTGGTAAAGCTCATCAAGCTGCTCCTGAGTCTCTGCACCAGTGATCTTGCCAAGCAGGTCACGATATGTACCGGAAAGTGCCAGAGATCTCTTGAGTGACTCTAGACCACCTGTAGAACTACGTGAGTCTACAATTGCCTGCAGCTCGTTGCGGATCTCTGCTTTGATGTTGGCGTAATCTTTGAACGCTTGGTTCTTAATCTTGGCCGCGTCGGACTGCAGTCGGACACCAACTTCGAGCAAATCGTTCGATAACTTTGATAGATTCTCAAAGCCAGGGCAGTGCCGCGTGATCAGTTGCAGGGTTTCTGCAGTGATCTGCCAGGAGCCGCGACGTTTGGTACCACCAGTCTGACGCTCGCCAACCTTGCTAGATACGCGAACATCGAGATCATCAAGTAGCTCAGCAGCCTTAGCCAGGGCGCGATCAGCAGCGCTCTCGCGAGCAGCTTCCAAGACCTGCGTGGTATTAAAGATGGCGGCTTCCTGAATCGCGGAGGAGATTGAGTGCTCCTCTTTGCTTTCAGATACCATCATGCTCACAGGGTTCGGACCAACAACAAATACCTGAATCGGATTTTCGAACTCTTGCTTGGTAGGGAAGATGGTTAGGTAAGCTTCCTTTGCCAGTTTGAAGCCCTCAGGATCGTCACGGAACAGAGGCTCAAGAAAGCCCTCCACTGTGTTGCTCCACCTGGTGTACTCCTCAAGCCACAATTCGTTTAGCTGTTCGTTGTAAGAGTTAGCGTCGGAGCGGATCTTGGCGATGCGCTCCATTGCATCTTCGAAGTAGTCCTCGTGAAGGAAGTGCACGTCGCCGTTGTGAATCGTACACTCGTCGTAAAGCTTACGTTGCTCAATGCGCAGCAGATTCAGGAAGTCTTTGAGTTTGCCCGATAGTGTCGGTCGCACGGAGACAGACTGCTGTTTCTCAAGCACATCAATGACAGAACCAGGCAGCTGTAAGTCAGCCATTTTAATCTGTGTGCTCTGACGCACAGAGGCACTTACAGAGCAGTGAAGCAGGAAGATCTTGTCGGTGCTCATGATTACTTCAGGCGACGGAAGACGGCGGTGATTTTGTCAGTCAGTAGATCAACCTGACCTTTGAGGATCAGCTGCTCGATTAAAGCTTTGCGTTCAGATTTAGCGAGCTTGAGCTTGAGTTCTAGATCAGCGATCTTCTCATCGAGCTTGTCGATCTTTTGATGCGGTGTGGGGATTCTGTCGATCCTCACCACGATATTGGTCTTGAACTCAGGGAACTTGAACAGAGAATCCTCGCCCTGAAATGCAGAGAGATCAACCTCGTTCGTGTCTGCCTGCCACAGCATTGAGTTGAGGTTGCCCTTAGCTGCTTCGTACTCAACGCCGAAGCTGTCGTTTAGCTCAGCCAACGCAGTGTCGCAGGAGTCATACCGCTCTGCGCTGATGCGTCCCTGGTTAACCAGAGCTTGTGTAGTGATCTTAGTCATTTGATGTTATGCGATGGTTTCGCACCGCGTTTGGGGCCGGTGCCGCCCATGCAGAGCAATGTACCTCGTTTGAAGCATGGTGTCAACCCTTTTGCAGGTATTTATCCTGTGCATACCCCGAGGTAGCAAGTGCAACTTTTCTTAATAAGAAAACCTTTTCTATAAGTAAGATTAGCAACAAAGTTAGACACACTTAAATACTTTTATCTTTCTCATCTAAGACTCAAAGGATCTCGATTGAGATCCAGTGAGCTACAGGATACCTTTTGATCTACTTACCTTTGCATCATGATTGTATCGACCAGTGTATCTGTAGCTTGCCTGAGGCACATCAGTCATCTCTGTGAATACTATCTGACCGCAACGCATTCCGGGCCAGAGAGGAAAGGGACTGAATTGCTTAGCGTTCTTGAATTCAAGCGTCAAAACGGAATCGTGAAAACCTGGGTCGATGTACCCTGCAAGAAGGTGCTCCAATCCAGCCCTAGCTAGAGAAGACTTAAGCACAAACTGTGCACTGATAAAGTCTGGAATGTTAAAGACTTCCGCAGTCTCAGCCAGCACAAACTCGTTAGGCATCAGGAGATAAGGATTATCTCGGGTGCACTCAGAGATGTCTTTAGGCAAAAGACCACCTTTCTCGGTTTCGACGTAGAGGTTGGTGCCGAGAGTCACATCCAAACTTGCTGGATTGACCAGCGTGGGATCGAAGGGCGTGATCATCCCTCCCTCGCATAAAGATCTGATCCGCCAGTCAGGTAAGACCACAGACATTAAGAGACTCCAGTGAGATTAACCTAAGCGGCTGTGAATTTCATCAAATAGTTCACGGCCTTTAGCTGTAAGCTTCACAAGTTTGATCCTTTGATCGGCGTGCCAGGGCTCACGGCTCACTAACCCCATGCCTGGCTCACCTTTCTGAGTTTGTGTATCCAGCAGACTACAGTTGCGACTAACGCTTGACTTTGGGATGTTGAGCTTACGAGCAATGTCTGTTTGGAGGAGCCCCTCTTGAGACTCCCCGATAGCAAGAAAGATAAGGAATGTAGTACAGGATACTTCGCGCGGGTTGTAACGAGCGAATGGTTCTATAACGCGTGAGAGCATTGAGGTTTTAGTTGGAGTAATTTAATGTCTAAATTGTGTAGTTCCGAGAGAGTTTCTTTGATCTCTCGTTTCATAGACTCCGAAGCCGTCAGCAAGTTGAGTTCTTGCCGTGTGACTAGTGCGTTGAGAGCGCGGCGGAGGGTAAGGATTTCATCCTTGGTGAAGCTTACTTCTGGCATTGTTCCTGGGTGATTTCAGGGTGTTGTCCGGCGTGATGCGCGTGGGCGGCCACAGAGCTTAAACAGATGATACTGAATGAGATCAGGATGAGATCGGTAAGAAGCTTCATGGAGGGAGAAGTAAGAAGGAAGTCTACTTGGCGAGATCTTCCAGGACGGGGATGAGTCGGTTTGCTAACTCTTTAGCTTGCTTGCTTTTGCTGCCTTTAACTAAGGCGAGTAGCGCAGAAGGGCTGAGATTTGTGTACGTAATGTGCTTGTTGCTAATTTGCGAGTGAAGCACAACTGTGATTGGTGATGTCACTAGCAGCCCGGAGCTAGGTAGAGCTTACCATTTGGTGCAACTGGGCACTGCATCGATTGACTTTTAGATACAGTGCCTCCCCTCATAACTGCACCGAGAAGTACAGAAGCTGAGAATGTCAGAGCGAGTAGTTGAATCATTTGGTAACGGCTGCGCATCATGATTGAACTGTGAGTTTGCTGACGTTGAAGTGCTTGATCCAAGTAACAAGTTTCACTGTTGCATCGACGTTCTCAAGGCCGATACATCCGCTGGTGCCTGACTCTCCATTCAGCTTGCCCCACGAAGGGTCAACGTGAAACCCGAGATCAGATCGCCCCGTGGCAAACAGTGGAGTGATCGGGATCCAATAACCGCGACCTAACTCAGGATCACTGAAAGGACCGCGCTCGATACCAGCACGATCAATCCTGTAAGTGCCTGCGGGAAGCGGAGCCTTTGTGCCGGCGATGTGACGATTAACTGCTTGTCGGGACGCTCTGCCTGTCACAGCCTGCAGGCTATCAAGAACAGTGCCGTCCTTACTGATCAGTTGGAGTGTCCAAATAGGATCCTTAGTTGATTTGATCGTTTGCGATGATTTCTTGAGGATGAGGAATGGTGTGTTAGATAGTGGAGGAAGCGGAGGGGGTTGATTTGTGAACTGTATGGACGGGCGTAAGGATCCTGGTTCGTCTTCATAACCTGGCTCAGGTGTAGCGTCCAGAGGTAGCCCACCATCGGGATAAGTTCGAGCTGGGTTGTTGCCCAACTCTAATGGTTGTTCCATTGCAAGCATCATCTGCCGGTGATACTCGCCAACTTCTCCTCTTGATTTAAAAAACTGTTGCCCGTGGTGAAGACTGAACGCTAGTACAACGCCACCGATCGTACCAGTTAAAGCGTACATTTTAAGGTTCATTAGTTAGTTACATGTTGCCAGGGCCTGACTGGATCACTGGAGGTGCAGTGTAAGGTGAGGGTGCGTCATAATTGCCCGGACCTACTCTAGGCGCTGGAGGAGCTGCCATAGGGGCCGGGTTAGCTGGTTGAAACACAGGAGCTGGTTCAGTTGCTGGGCTCGCCGCAGGTTGCTGAGCTGCTTTTGGTGCCGCTTCTGTTTGAGTTTCGGTTTTAGTCTCTTTGGTCTCAGTAGGACCGCCTCCCTCTAGTTGTTGAAGCCACTCAGCTTTAGATTGCTGTTGCGGGTCCGGTTCAAGCTTGCCAGGCTTGTCTTCTGATGCGCCCGGTATCAGGGCAGATACAACCATACTGAGGAGATTTACACCAACAGAAGCCACAACAAAGGCACCAAGGCCAGCTGCTACCCAACCTAATTTTCGAAGCATGATGTTTATACTGTTTGTGATTTATCTGCAAAGGTAATCAGAGCGCATCCAACCGATGAGTCCGTTGTACTCAGTCTTCCACCAACGCATTTTGTCTGCGCCCCACACCCATGTAAGTGCACGGACGTAACTTTCGTTAGGAATTGACGCGATGATTGTTGCGCGTGTTGATGGTTGGTTTCGAAGATTAACTGAGCTGTTGTACTCACGGGTGCAAGTCATAGCCCACTGAGCTTTAGCCGGCGTGGCTACAACAAGAGAAGCCAAAGAAGTGAGAAGTAAGGAAGTAAGGAGCTTCATGGTTAGTTGAGAGACTGAGGAATAACATCCTCCAGTGGAATCAAAAGTTTAATTGTCCATGCTCTGAAGTTGTCACTTGTACGGTGTATCTGTACAAGTTGCTTCTCTTCCAGAGAGTGGACAGCTTTGAGAAAGACGTTCTGCCTGCTAGCTGTAACCTTGCCGAGATAACAAGGTTCTTCAGGGTTGCGTTGTTCGTGTTGGGCAACTAAGCGCAAGATGTTGCGCTGGTTTGTTCTGAGCCTGAGAGATACCACGGGTAAGGAGGGGTTGGTATGCTGGTTGTAGTGGTGAAGACCAGCCGTGGATCCTAATGCGTTCTTGAGTGATTACATGGTTGGCATGGAGTCAGATGCTGTAGCTATGACACCTGAAGAAAGGTCTCGGCATCGTGAAGAAGCTCGTTTGATCTACGACATGATCCGCAAAGGTGAAATACCCAATCCTGGTGAAGGCACGATGAAGCAGTTGATGGATCAGATCAGTGGCGTTGTGGTTAAGGGTGTTTAGTACGCAGGAACACGGCGGACAGTGTAATCCTGCCGATCTTGCATGGGGATCACGTCACTACCTGTAGTTAGAAACCACTCAAAATTAGTTTGTGACACACAGGCACCGCAAAACTCACGCAAAATAACGTGCAGGCGTGACTTGGTTGTAGCTGTCCGCCACCCGCAGTTGTTGACTGTTACTTCATCAGGAGTCACCGTGGCGATGAGGTTGTTGTGCAGGTAAACATTGCAGCGGTCGATGATGCGATCTTCGCTGTCCACAGGATGGGGAAAGTGAATACACTCAACCCGAGTGTTATCAAGGCTGAAGTTCTTGCGCTCCATGATTGCGGAGAGCATCTTCTTTTCGATGGTTCTCATGATTAAGCGATGTAATGGTTGACTACAGCTTCAAAGGAATTAGGTGAAGCGATTGGGCTGAACTGACGAACTTGGCTAAGCCACTGATCCTTATGCACCCACGATTTTGCATCAGGTTCTGGGCCAGGTAGTTCATCTCTAAATGTGAGATCCCATGCCTTAGCTAATTTGATTGCTTCGTGCATGGAGCCGTTGTACCTACCGGCAGTCATTCCTGATTCGATGTGAGTAATCGTCCAAGTGCATTTCTCCTTGCTGAGTTTGCCACCGAAACCAACAACAGGTCGGTGGACTGCAAGAGCTTCTCCCATCCATTTAGTAGGGATTTTGAAAGCACCTTCGTTGGTGTTAATCGTCACCATCTTCATGTTCTGCGATTGAGGCTTTAAGTTGGTCGATTGCTTGCATCAAATAATGCGCACGGGCTGAAGTTATGCAGTCTTCGAGAGAGCACTCCAGCTGATTAAGTGCGTCGCGGGCATCATCCACAGTTAAGAATGTGTCGATGGCGAAAGGTACGCCATACTCATCATCTACAACGAGTTGAATCATCAGATCATTCCGTGAGAGTCGATGTGGGCTTGAATCATGTCATCTGTAGGTTCCCACCCTTCGAGATACTCAAGTGCAGGAATGATGTTGTCTTCGATTTGTTCGCATACGTCAGGTGGAAGCATGTTGTCGCGCTGCACGATTTGCTTGAATCGAGCGAGCGTGTGGTATGCGAGGGAGTGCCAATCCAAGGTGTAAAGATCGTAAGGGATGTGATTTGCCATGATGAGAAGTGATGACCGTAGAAAATGTGATGAGATGAGAGGCTTGGACACTGTACCATGCCTGTCGGAACAGTCAAGGCGCTGTGTTAGTAGTGAATGGATACTGTTGCGATCCCATCAATAGGTACGCCTAGCCTGTAGGCTGCGCCGGCTGATAGGTCGATCGAGTTACAGTCACAGCGATCTGTGATTGGCACAGTAAGCGTGCGACCTTTGTGTGTGACTCGAACTTGTGTACCGCAAGGCAACCATGGGTGAGCAGCAGATACACCCCAGTGCTGATAAGTCTGCCCGCAATAAGTTTCTCTCGCGTGGTACCATTCGTGATAAACAGTTGCAGTTACTGGGCGAGCGTTGACAGGGTTGGTGAACATCAGAGGGAACAACAAGAGCAATCGTTTCATGTGATGTTGTTGTAACTGTGTGAGTTGGCCCCGCGTTAGCGGGTTGGTTACTCTTTAGAGCGTTGCAGTTTGTTGTACTCCTCCCTGAGCTCGTCATACAGTTTGCTGACCATAGATTGTGCCAGGTTGTATTCACCTTCGAGCCGATTTGTCTCTGCCTTGTATTCTCTGAGTTCCTCGTAGATCAGAAAGGCTTGATCTCTAAGGTGCTCGATTACTTCGTTGTAGATCTCAACGCTTAGCTCTGGGTGAATACCAGTCCACTTGTAAATAGCAGTGCTCTGATCCTCATCCATGCACGCCTGATAATGCACAACCGTTCGGTTCTCAAGAATCTCAGCAGCTTGCGTAAAGTGCGTGGCCTTAACTAGTTTGTGCGACTGATTGTTTCTGTCTTGCCAGGCTTTGCGAGCGGCGTCACGTTTAGCAGAAAGTTCTACCCAATTAGGTTTACTGTCTAGAAACTCGTGGAAGTTAGGGATCGTTCCTTCTATGTGGTTAGCCATGGTGAGGGTAGTGTAATTGTGTGAGTTGGCCCCGCTTTAGCGGGTCAAGCTAAGTAGTCGCTGTCGATGTTCTCCTGTTCGAGTTTCAATTCAATCGCTGTTTGGTAAGACTCAACGACATTCATAAGATCTTGCAGACGTTGGTGCATACGGGCGTAGAAGTAAGCGTGATTAACTACGATTTGTTCTGCATCGTGCAGCAGTGTCCACAGGTCGATTGCTGTAGTTTGTTCGCGGATAAGATTGTCAGTTTGCTTCATTGTCAGGGCGGATAAGTTTCTGTTGTTTGAGCAGGATCATGTGATCAAGTGCATCACCTAAAGTTGACCGAACGTACTCATCTTTAAGTGCTGCAAACTCATAAGCTTCGTAGATAGCTGTGTAGAGTTTGTCGAACTGTGTTTGTGTCATGGGAAAACAACATCATTGTTCTCATCAAAGACGTAAGTAGTCTCGGGGCTTGAAGATCGCCATGCCTCTTTAATGTGGCCCCACTCAATCTCATTAACTTCCATAGGAGCTTCAGCTAGTTCATCACGAGTTATTGAGTCAAGCAAAGCATCGTGACTTTCTGGGATTGCGTCACGCTCGATGGTGATTCTGAACGATGTTGTAACTTCGTATTCGATAGTTAGTTTCATGATTCCCTCCATGCTTTACAGCAACGTGAGCTGATGTAGTAGTGAGCTGAATAGTCGCAAAGCTGATACTCGTGCAGCGTGGCAGTAGCTTCCTTGCGAGACTCGAATTCATCCACAGTTTCTAAGTAGTTGTGGTTGATTGAGCGACGTTGGATGTAATACATAATCAAGCAAAGGTAAGTTCTTCGTAAGGGCGGAAGTAGCGATCCTGCAGATACTCAATCTCTTCGTGAGTTAGTGACTTCGATGCACTGTGAAACACGTTTACACAACGCTTGCAATGTAGGAACGTGTCGCTGTACTCTTGCGGCCACTGTTCGCTGTTAGCTTGAACGTGAACCTCAGTGACGTTAGGTAAGCGAGCGACGTGGACATTAACGCACCTGCCTGATGGCAGCTCAACGTAGTCTGCGTAGCCACGGTGGAGGTCAAAGACGGAAAGTTTCATGGTGATTGTGTTGGTATTGTGTGAGTTGGCCCGCGTTAGCGGCTAGGTTCTAGTTCGCCGAACATTTGATCAAACAGAGATGGCTCTGATTCATACTTAATCTGCTCACGAACGTTGCGCAGTTCGGATAACAAAGCTTCGTGCTTGAGTTTCATCTTGTGTAGCTCATTCCAGCTAGCTAGAACATCACGCTGCAGGGTGAATTGCTTGTTGATGAGATCATCCATGATGATGTAAGTGTCGTCGATGTTGTTAGTCATGACCAAAAGTTACCTAAACGAAACTCAGAAACGAAGCTGTGAGCGATAGATTCTGCAGCTACAAGGCGCTCAGGTTTGGGAAACATTGCGTTCCACGGTGTAGACATAGAACCATGGCAGAGTTTGTAGTCTTTAGCAGCTGGTACAAGTAAGTAACGCTCGATGTAAGCAATAGCCCGGTCGAGGTTAAACGTACCCTGTTTGTAGAACTTAGATAGAGTCTTACCCACACTGTTGTAGTGAGCGGATGAGAAGTTGACTGCGTACACTTCTAGTTCGCGTGCAGCAACTGTGTCGATTGCGTGAGCCATTGTGTGTTAGTTGATGGTGGTTGAATCAGTCAATGTCGCTAACAATTTCATCACCCGAGAGAGTAAACGGGTCGCCGTTGATGTAATCAACGCAGTTAAATGACGGGCACGCAGACCATGTTTCAGTTTGCATGAAGTGATCAAGTGCAAACTGTGCGAATACTTTTGCGCCCGAGTTCCTGTAAAACTGACCGAGACAATAGTGCATTGTCTGAGACTCAAACTGCGGATTGATAGTTATAACCTCAGCGAACAGTAGGCCAAGAGTCCTACCCTCACCGACACGGAATGACACAGTGAATCTATAGTTATCGTCTGTGTAGAAAGTAACTTCCTGAGTGTAGATTCCGCCAATGCCAGGTTCACCGTCCCACTGCCAATAAGCACTCCATTCGAGTTTGCAAGGTGCGAGTGTGGTTGTCATGATCAAATTGCGATGGTGTTAGTTACAGTAATCAGGAAGAATAACGGCCGACGATTACATCGTTGCCGCACAGTTTGACTAGCGTTCCTGTGAAGTAAGAATCACTAGCGATACCGTGCCAACCCTTAAACATACCGTCAGGGTTAGTGTTAGTCAGGAAGTCACAGAGGTTGTAATACCAACCGCGATAGAGAAAGAATGAACAATTGTGGTCAAACTCTTCATCGCTCATCCAATCAAATTGGCGGCGCAGTTTGGCACGCTGAGACTGCGAAAGTTCGCAGGGATTGAACAGCGGGCGCGGCTGATTGTTGGTCTTGATTGTCAGTTCAGTCATACGTTGTACCTGTGAAACTGTACTAAAAGGTGAGGGTAGAGGCCCTCAGTGTGCATCGTAACACACAGTGAGAGCGTCACACACAAACGCAGAAACGAAACTTTGCACCATGATCAAATGTGATCACGAATACAAACAAACCCACCCCTAAGTAGAGCCCGGTAGGTAATACCAGGCCCCACTAAAGAGTGAAATCG